TGCTTGTCAACAGCATGAGAAACACAATGGCAGGAACCAGATAAGTTTTGTATGCCCAGCTGACTCGTTGCCAATTGTTGTGCAACCAAACAGTGGCCACAATTTTGCCAGCTTCAAGGGCACCACACATAATTATAACTGGTATCACAGCCGCTGCAAAGATTGCAGCAAGTCCAGCAACAGAGTACCAGGCAGCGATTGCAGAAATGGTGATCGCTATCACCAACATTAGGTAACCAAATATCATAGCGTGTATTTATTTAGAATAGTGCTGCCAGTATAGCAGTTTATTGCTGATGTGTCAACTGTTATGGTTATAAAAAACCATAACAACTAAAATGATTAAGTTAATTCTTGCCAGCCTAGTTCGGCTAAGACATCGGCATTGTTTGCAGTTGCAGCGATGGCTAGTGTGACAATATCACTAACTCCTGCCAACGTTCTGCCTAACTGAAACTGAAAATAATCTACAGCACTGAGTTGAGCAAGTTCCCTACTTGAAGCATAACCACTTTGAATCTCTATTCCACCTGAAATAGCCGTAGCTGCTGTGTCAATGTCCACGGTGCCAGTTGGACTTGTAGTAGCAAAAGTAGCACCTGTTAAAGTTGGGTTCTGTAACAATACCCAACGATAATAGTTTACACTTGGACTCAACACATCAATCTGTCTAGGAAAAACTATACTATCTAACCTACTAGAATTTAATCTAATACTAACAATGGGATAGTATGTGCCTGAATTAGACAATCGTTTTTGTGTGGTACCAGTACCAGCACTTTGCGTAGTTCCAAAATTATTATAGCCACCTTCTGAAATCACTGTACTACAAATCTGTGTCATCATGCTGGCATTAGCAGTAGCACCGGTATTGGTTATCTCATAGCGAATAGGCAATGTAGCAGTGGTCATATACACCTTTGTATTACCCGGCTGATTTGCATGATTAAATGTATGACAAATGATGAACGCTCCATCAATCACAAATCCCACACGCACCGACCCTACACCTAACCACTCTATATCAGCATGAAAAATTTGTGCGCGGTCGGGAAACAATGTTATACCCGAAGGATTATTTACACCTCCTAGTCCATTAAGTCTGTCACCGTTCCATGCATCCTGTCTTACTCGTTCTTCTACACCAGTAGATCCTGAACGGATAACCACATAATTGTATGTACCGTCATTTTCAAAAAACACACCGTCATTAGCGCCAAACAAACCCACACGCTGACGAAGGTTTGTTTTTGGTGTATTCATACAAAATGTGTTAAGTGTGAGTTGGCTTTTGCCTGGCTGATATGGGAATACTTTTTTGCTTTCTCGTATTACTGAATCACCGTTGGCTGTACCCACATTGAGTTGAAATGAGCTTTGGTTAGCTACATAGACCACATTGGCTGTTCCAACATTGACATTTGAAAATTGACCATGATCGTAATAACGGGCACTAGTATCAAATAATGTATATGGTTCACTTACCCTTAAACGGCCAAATGCATCAGAAGTTGCTCCACCGAACCCTGAAATAACTACACTAGCATCCTCAGCTAAAACAACATTAGCCGTTCCAGTAATCCCCACATTACCTGTTATTGTCCAGGGTGTGGTTCCTTGTGTGACCACCACATTGCCGGTAATACCTGGCAGTTGTGTAATAGAAACATTGCCTGATACACCCACATTGCCAGTGATACCAGGCATGTCGGTAATACGAATGTTGCTGGGAAAGTTTGTGACAAACACGCCCGGCATGTCAGTGATGCGAACATTGCCTATGCTGTTTGTTCCTGCATCCAATCTCACATTACCAGCCACTGGCAACCAAGGCACTTGCAAGTTGCCGCTGGTGCCTACTTCGGTGGTGTGATTATGTATTGGATTATCAGGATCAGAAAAGACTTGAACAATACCAGGGATAAGAACATTGCCCGAAATTACAAAAGCATTTGATCCAAGGTTAACACGCAGTTCGGGCTCTCCGGTTTCGTAGCGATATTGTAGAGCTTTATGAATGTTAAGAAGATTGGTTTCTTGCGGATGATCGTAGTTGGTGGTATTTTGTCTTTGATCCAATCTGCCTGCACTAGGTTTTGTATATAAATCAGCCATTGATTACACCCAAGGGCGTCCTTCTATTAAACCACCAGTGGTCGGGTTTTCGTCGGGCTCAACATCATTACCATTATAGGGATTCGGTAATTGTGTCAAGTCCAATGTATAACGACGTCCATCTGTTTGACGTTTGGTTGCTGCTAGTGCTAATTTAGCATCTTGCCTTGCTTGTCTAGTTGCTAATTGTGCTATTCCATTTGCTGACATAGTTATTTCCTTGCTTGCCAATCCGGGAACATACTGACGCTGTCACTACGCATGTCCGCAGGGTTTTTACTGTGATGCACATCGTTACCAGCTGGAAATGCTGCGGTAATGGGTGCCACGACTTCGTTGGGCTCATTTGCGTATTCGGGCTCGTCGGTTCCAACAATTCCGGCTAGTTTTTGCATGTCTGCAATTTCTTCCGCGGGCTCAACTTGTACCGCGACTGCAATTTCTGGCGGGGCGGGTTCTTGAGCATTGTCAATAATATCCAATACGCTACGTATAATGTCGGTAATCTTCATATGCGTATTTAGTCAAAAAGAAGCCCGCCGAAGCGGGCAAATACTTTTTAAGGAGTTTATAGTTATTGGATCGTGTAATTTTCAAGTTCAAAATAACTATTACCACGAGCTACACTGGCTTCAATCGTTTTGTCCCAGTCTCCGGATGCATGATTAGCGAATCTAACTTCGGCTGCATCTTCAATGGTGTCAACCAAAGCAAGAAGTGCTTCGCTTAGATCTTCGTCGGGTAACGTAGAAATATGCTCACGCATAAAATCAATCACGGCTTCCATTTGTTGAATATCTAGATCCGCAATGGTAATTTGATCTGACAGAATATTATCCACTAGCTTTTCGATATCCATTACAGTCCTTTGATGTATTCGATCAGTTCGCGGGCATCACGCAAGTCGCTGGCATCAACGGCATTATCAATCATGCCCAGCTGTTCCTCATGTAACAGATTCAGCAAAGTGTCAATGTCATCCATATATTGCTGATCAAAAGACATGTTAACTTTTTTGTAATTTGTCCATTTATTTGAATAGTCGTTCATACGTCCTCACATAAAAGCTTTGATTAATAGCCCTATTGTATAAATTGCAAGTAATGTTGCATTAATTACAATAAGACTCCATTCCCGCCATGCTATTGCTACAATGAGCCAAAGCAGAGCACCAAAATTAAGTAGTGCTGGTCCTAACGGGTAAAAGTTAACAGAAGTGCAAATAGCTCCAAATATTGTTACTATAGTTGCAATCCATTTTGTGTACCATATAATATCTCTATCCATGTGTACATTATAGCAAAATGGATCTTTATGGTCTACCACTAAATTGTTGCTTTTTATGCAACATTAATGAATAGTAATATCGCTGTCAAATTGACTAAGATCTATAACTCCTAGTACCTTCATGATTTTAGCGATATTTTTTGGGGGTTTGTCTGGAACAACTTCGGGAATAAATGCATACTTTAAATTACCCTCGGAATCGAAGATGAATCCATAATCTTCTTCCCCGATATCCTGGTAATCTACATCAGCTTCTTGGATTTCGATTTCGGCACGTTTGGTCATCGCGGCCTCCTGTTCTAAGTATATTTATGGATTACTTGAACAGGATCAATGCCATTAAGATTGCTTGAATAACAAACCCTAGACCAATTGTTACAATGTTTAGTAAGTCTCGAAGAATAACTGCGCGACCAAATAACAACACAAGACCCAGCCACATAAAAAGAACCACATCTACGCTAGGAGTAGTGTCAGTTAATCCAGTAAGCAAGGCAAGCAGTGTTGGGACGGTAGCGGCGTGTAACGCTATGGCCGCTAACCAGCCCATGGTTTCTGCAGAAATTTTGCTGAAGTGGGTAGTAAAGAATTCTACCACACTTTGTTTCGCACGTTCAAAATCAATTTTATTTGAATTTTCCATTTTTACAATTTTTGATTTGGTTGTTGAAGTTAATAATGGCATTGTGTATCCTGCTTAACTACCATAAAAAATATGGCGTCCAATTTTGGCTATAGGCTTTTTACCCCATCCTGGTTGAACATAGTCAGCATGATAATACATTGCATTTTTGAGACTGGGTAGTCTAAAATTTTCTAGTAGTACTTTCTTAGCAACTTCTGCACTTTCGTTATACAGAGGTTGATGCACAGGACGTACTCTATGAGTACCTTCGCAGTACCAGCTGAACTGACAAACTACTCGAGAGTAGACGACATTCTTCTGATACACGACTGCACAGATATCATTGGGAAACTGGCTACTATTAGCGCGATTGATTGTTACTTGAGCCACAGCTACTTTTCCTTCAAATGGTTCGCTGGCGGCTTCCCAATAAATGTTCTGCGTGAGGCAACGTAGCTGGCGAGATCTTTCTTCTCCGGTTACTGGATGCATTGCAGCCATCTCGGCCTTCTCGGCCTTGAGTGATTCAAATTTGTTTTTGGTGACCTCTACCAGGGCGTATGTAGCGAGCCACATACCAAAAACGATTGATACAAATTTTGCTAGGTTTGGCAAATGTTGTCTCATCTATTTTTCCTCCTTCTTTAAGGTTGTAGTTTTATATAACCTCATTATTTTTGAGAAAAACTCCACTATAACCCGTTAACTGAGTAGATTATACAAGTTTTTTCTTAAAAAATCAAGTTATATGATACTATTTTACCAAAAAATTTAAGAATTATCTCTTAAAATTTTGGTATAGTCAGCTGACATGTTGTCAGGAATATTGACATTTTTTTGAGCGTTTTGGTTTTTTCCTTCTTGGAGACTTGCTCGTACCGCATCTCCATATTTTGAATTTTGATCCGCTATGGCTGTGAAAATTTCTTCGTAACCTATACCGGAACTGTCTACACCGTACTGCGGAAGAGATCTTGCTAAACTCATTAAAGGTATCGACGAACTAATTGTACTAGGCGATGTAATGTCTATGCCTGCTATTGTACTAAGGGCCGTTTCTCTTGTCAACTGAGTTAGTGTATTTGTTATAGAGGTATTGGCTTCTCCGAGTATAGGTGATGCATTTTGATTATTATTAAATGCTGTTATAGCAGAAGTTAGTCCCGACAACGAACCCACAGGAGATCCGCTTTTATCATTATTGTATATTGTAAGTAACGATGAATATACTGAATTAATCAATCCAGATTGACCGATGTATGCATGTGCATTGTTAATTGTTTGAAAATTTACAGTTACATTTGACCCAGCGACTGTTCCAATAAGGTCAACTAACCTCGGATTACCCAATGGACCGGTGCCGTAACCTTGACCTATTGAAGGATTGATCGTCGACACTACATCTGCCGGTAATGGTTGTGTTTGACTTTCTAGTTGAGTTAAATTATCTGTAGTTACTAATGAATTTAGATACGTAGCAAATTCTGCTGCAGAAGTATAAGTTCCGCCTAATAGACCAATATTATTTACTAGGTCAGTCATTGACCCCGAGGGCGTCAAGCTTTGCAAATTATTTGGCAACATTATTTTGCTGTCAAAAAAATCTGCTAGCGAAGTAATCTTAACTCCTGGTCTAGTTCGGATATCTAAAACAGTTATAATTTTAGTTAAATCATAATCTGTTACTTCGCGAAACATTTCAATTAATTGATTATCATTCCTGGGTGTTGTTTCGTTGTATACTGTTCTCAGATAAGGAGCAAGTATACTACCCAATCCTTGTTTTCTTAGGTTCGCTAAAAAATTTAAAGGTGTAAAGGTCAAACTAATGGTTGAAAAATCAAATGCGGTGCCAAACAAGGACACAGCGGTTGCTAGATCTTTAATAGATTGATTAAACCCTTCTGGATTATTTTTTAATACAGCAAGGTATCTTGTTGCTCCGCCTGAGGTTAAGTCTGTATATGATTTAGATCCTAATCCTATATTAGAAAAACTCTGACCTTGATATTTGTTTAAACTAGCATACCACGGGAGTACCGCAGAACAGAAGCCCGAGGCCTTAGACATAAACGAGGCAAAATTTTTATAACCGCTGACACTGTTAACTAAAATTAAATTTGCCCTTGTGGTCACTGTGCTTGTAATCGAAATATTAGAATCTCGACCTGTAACCCATTTTGGTAACAAAGCAATATTAGAAGTTAATCCTGCAACATTACTAGCTGTACTATTACCACCGCCGGCGTAAATGTTGTTTATTAAAGTTACAAATGTCTGTGAGTTAAAGGTATTAAATGTATTGAGCATTGTTTGACTAGTGGTCAAACCTTGTCCGTTTAATAAACCAGCTAAAGCAATCGTTTGAGCAGAACTTACTGTAGTCATTATTGTCCTACTATAACATCAGGGCTACCAACCTGGATACTATGGCCGCAGGTGTTACCACTATTAACCCACGCCACAAATTTTCCGTCAGCCTTTACTGTTCCGCTACCATCAGTAATAGTTGCTGCTTCGTGTGGCGGGTGTGGTGGCCCATAAGGAGCGTGTGGCGTTATAGTATCGCCAATTAAAGCAACTAGCTGTCCATTAACTTTAACCGTTGATGCGCTAGAAATAATTGCACCACCTTCTTCGTTAGTATCCTGGTCCCGGGCTATTGCGGTCATTATATTACTATACTCCCTTTAGTAACAGGTTGTATGCCAGTTGTAGTCTGAATGTAGTGATTTTGCATCTGATCGATAACTTCACTGTGCATAATAACATGTATTTTACTAATACTTATACTATTTTTTGGGTCAGCTGTAAACAAACTTTGCATGAGTCCGATACCTTGTGCGCTAGGGATTACTGTGCAAGGCCTATCTACAATAAATTCATTGGGTTTATCTTCGATGATTTTGGCTACTACTTCGTCGCCGTTTACAATTTTGAAAGCAATTATATCGCCTGCATTATATGCTTTATTGAATAACATTTTTATCCTTTAAGTGAATTGAAAAAATTTTCTGGTTTCTTGGTCAATCCTTGGAATCCGCCTTCTATTAGTTCGTATCCATAGAATATCTGCGGAACACTTCTTAGACCTTTATCTAGTAACATTTGTCTTGACTCTGGATCAAGCTCAATATTGACTTCAGTGTAGGTCACTCCTTTGCTTTCTAGTAGCTGTTTTGCCCTGTCGCAAAACGGGCAATTATTTTTTGAATACACAGTTAACACATTTTCTCCTCTATAACTTTGTCTTTTTTTAATCTTGGTAAAACATATTCCGTCATCCAGAAACCAAGTCCTTGGTAATTGGGATGAAAATTATCCTCAATGAATAGTTGCTTTTCTAAGCACACTTCATACAAGCATTTTTTATCTTGCCCAAAAATAAATCTTGAAAAATCTAATTGACTAGCTAATTTAGCTAAGATATCATATCTGTATATTCCAAAATTTCTATTAATCAAATAATCTTCTTTATTCCAGTAATTTACATAAGACATAAAATAGTATTTTTGTTTTTTATTTTGAAGATAATTTTGTAATTTTATCATTTCTAACAAACTTTTTATTGCCCTGGTACATTCATTACCTTTTTTTGTTATTTCTTTGAATGTTTTTTCTACTATCAAATCTCCGGCAGGCAAATAACGCACATCATTGTATACCGGAAGGTTATTAATATCTACTAACGGATCAACTATATAATCTTGCCTTTGTAGTCCTGACCACATTACAAGAACACAATCGTATTCAATGTCATTGAGCGTTTGCTCTATAATTACACTTTCGGAAATATATTGATTTCCGGCACCGGCTAACCCTAAATTTTTAGTTTCTCCATACGGTTCCAACCACGAATGCCAACCAGAAAAACTACAACCCGAAGTGAGAAATTTCATTACAAACTAAATCCATGTTTTATATAATGTTATCTTTTTCTAATCTTTGACATAACAATTCCATCCAATATTCATATCCTTGGGTTGTTGGATGGAATCTGTCATTGGATATGAGATTTTTATTGTAGCAAGCCTCAAATTCTCCTAAGCCTTCATCTAAAATCCAATTTTGTATATTTAATTTTTCAATTAAGAAACTATTTTCTGGAAAATGGCTAGCACTGACTTCACTGCTTTCTCTAAGAGCCGGTTCTATTAAAGTCTCATTGAATTGATTCATTATGATACTAAAATAGTGAGGAGTTCCTAAACTAGCCAAATAGTTTTGTATTTTTAGCATTTCCAACAAACTTAGATAGTGCAACTGTTGCTGATCAATGAACTTATGCATACCTTTAAAAATCATGTCGGCGTACTGATGTTTCAAATGATCCCAACTACCTATACCGCCAGTAAAAAGATATTTTGCATCATATATAGATCCTTTAGCCATCCAGTTGTGGAAATAGCTATGATCATCAACTACTACATCAAGCCTCGATAGCGTAGACCAACTAACATATATTAAATCAAATTTTTCTCTAGCTGTTGCCGCAATTACTGAATCGGCTATAAATTTATTCCCGGCCGCGGCATGACTTAGATTAGTAATTTTGCAACCGGGTATCTTTTGTGAAAGTATTGGCTCTAACGCCATGCAAAAGCTACACCCTGCTATCAAAATCTTCATTACAGACTGAAGCCTTTGAACGTGTTGTTATCTACGTCTTGTTTTGTACCACCTATAACATAACTACTAATTTCTGTTTCTTGTGGTGCAACCTGCACTTCAGATCCAGCAATCCATTTGGCTGTCCACGGTAGCGGATTGGATCCTGGCTTCATGCCACAGTTTAATCCCACCGCTGTCATACGTTTACAGGTCAACCAGTCCACATACTGACTTAACAATTGTTCGTTAAGACCAATCATGCTGCCATCTTTAAACAAGTAATGTGCCCACGATTTTTCTTGTGCGGCCGCTGCCAAAAACATTGCTTCACATTCTGCACGAGTTTCTTCTTTTATAGAAGCATAATCAGGATCATCCTGAGGTAGCAATTTGAGAAGGGTTTGCGTGGACCCTAAATGAACGTTTTCGTCTCGTGCAATCAGTTTGATGATTTTGGCATTGCCTTCCATCTTCTTTAGTTCTGCAAATGCCCACGAACAGGCAAAACTAACATAGAATCGAATACCTTCTAATGCGTTAACGCTGTTTAGACATAACCATAATTTCTTTTTTAGTTGGTACATATCAACAACAATTTCTTTGCCGTTGACTGTGTGTGTTCCTACTCCTAACAAATTATAGTATTGTACAGATTCTATTAGCTCATCATAATAGCGGCTAATGTCTTTAGCACAATTAACAATATCTTCAATGTCAGTTAACTCATCAAATACAACGCTAGGATCGCTATAAACATTACGTATAATATGAGTATAGCTGCGACTATGAATAGTTTCGTTGAACGCCCAAGTTTGAATCCAAGTTTCGAGCTCAGGAATAGTAGCGATGGGAAGAAAAGCAAGATTGGGACTACGACCTTGAACACTATCCAAAAGGATTTGTCGCTTAAGATTACTTGTAAAAATATGTTGTTCATGTTCTGTGAGTTCTTTGAAGTCTTTACTATCTCGAAGTACATCTACTTCTTCTGGTCGCCAGAAAAAGCCCAGTTGTTTATCTGTCAGTTTATCAAACTGTCTATACTTTAATACATCATACCGCTGTATTGGTGCTGCACCCGAGTCATCTAAAAAAGCCAATGCTTCTGTATGATTTTTTTTATTATTAATATTGAATACGCTCATTACTGTTCCTGTGCATAAGTTTTTGCAAATATATCTTTTTTAATTACACCATAATCGTTAGCGCCGTGTCTGACAATGTAGTCATTGCCTGCTGTATAGTTTAACACTTCTCCCCAGCTGGTTGCGACCGATCCGTTGTGATCGGCTAGTTTAGCTACTTTAATAATTTTCTTTGGATAGCAAACACCGTTGCCTGCATCATCTTTAAGCTCGCTAAACTTTTCCGGGGGCATCGGATATTTTTCGCCTTTAGGTCCAGTAAGTATGTAATAGCCAGCTTTATAATTTACCGGTCCTTCAAGAGTTTGAATGGTTCCATCCTCTTGGGCAATTTCATACCTTTCCGGATTAGGTTTTTTGTATGTCTGGAAAGAACCTTCCTTAAACCAGTCATCGGTTATTTTTGCGTCTTCAAATAAATTAATATATTTTCTTAAGTTCATGTTTTTGTCTCACAAATGGTTTAGCATTAATTTGCCATTCAGCATCAAATGGCACACCTGGTTCAAGTCCTATAGCAGTTCTTCGTAGATCGATTATAAAAACTAAACGATATTCGTCAGAATTATTATATGCGCTATGAATTAATTGATTATTAAATCCCCATATATCGCTCCAATCAATTTCTTCACCCAAGACTTCAAAGAATATGTCGCCTTGTGGTATAATTAAAGGAATGTGAATTCTTAAATATTCGCCGTCTCTATTTTCAGGGCCTGTGTGTCTTTCAATAACACTGCGAGGTTCGATAACACTATACCCCGCTATACCACAATCATCGCCGTATTTTTTAATTAATTTATAAGCAGTTGGATACTGTTTTGCTGTTTCAAGATCTATTTCAAAATTACGATTAAGTGTTCTATGTTCATATTTAATAGTCAACGACTTCCAGGCCTTAAGATCGGCTTGTGCTGTATTATAATCAAATTTTTTGTTTGTTACTAGATCTGTTATGTCCAATGATTCAAGATCATCCCTTTCCTCAAGTACACCTTTTAATTTTTTTGCTATCACCGCCTCTT